CTACCTTAGAGCGGCGTCCACTGTTCGCGGCGACGCGACATACGTCAGCCCGCCCCGCTTCAGCATCGTGCCGTCACCAAGCTCGCCATCCGAGCAGTTGAGAAGCTGACCAATGCAGCGATGCTCCCAGATCGCACGCGTTGCGGGATCCCAGCCTTCCATATAGTCGGCGTGGAAGGTCGATCCGCCCGGCATGGTCATGCCGTTCATGCGATCCGACGAGAACCATACCTCCCCGTCGCCGCGCTCGATCGTATAGGCGAGTTGCTGGCGCAGCTGGGGAATAAGGTAGGGGTGCGTGGCCGGGCACTGCGGATAGGGCTGCCCGATGTACTTCGCCTGGGTCACGTGCGAGCGGTGATCAGCACTGTCGAGGTCGCCGTTCCAGCACGCGCCGAAGTTGATCGCCGACATGATCTGACCTGCACCGCCGCAGTCGGCGATCGCCTCTGCAAGCGTCTTGCGTTCGATCTGCGGCTTGCCATCTGTGATGCAGCGATGCGTGAAGGTGGCGTTCTCAGGCTGCGGCTGGCCCATCCGCTTCATGTCATAGCCCGACACGATGCGGAGGCCGGTAGGTAGGCCAACGCAGCCCTTGGCCGACTCCAACAGGCACTCCGGATCACCATCGGGCAGCCGCTTGTAGTAGATCGACATGTAATCGGGCACGATCACCTTGCCGGCTGCGGTCATCAGCGCCGGCACCCAATAGGCGGACCGGTTCAGCTTGTTCGAACAGGTGCTCTCCCCACCCGTGCGCAGGCTCGCGTAGGTCGAGGCATAGTCCCCGCCCGTGTTGCCGTACCACTGGTGGAGGTGCGGCGACCCGCCTGCCACGCCCGGATAGAGGATCGGGTCGTCATAGTTCAGCTGCCCTGCTGTGCAGATGAAGCGGAACGCGCCGACGTTGTCGGGCTTCCCCGATGGCACCGGGTTGTGGGCGCCGGGACCGATCAGCGCCGCGACGTCGAAGTTGCTCGCGATCGGCGTCACCGCAGAGGGCTGCGCGGTCGGCGCTGGCACGGGCGCAGGCGTGATCGCCACAATCCGGTCGCGACGCGTCTGCTCAGCTGCGGCTGCGATCATCTTCGCCTTGCCGAAGCAATCGGCCGAGGTGGTCAGCCTAGCCTCATTGGACGCGTCAGCCTTGCTGATGGCCGTGGTGCCGCAGCCCGACACCGACTGCGAAGCGGCAGGCGCCGCCAGCAGGCACAAGGCGAGGGCGAGAATCTGCTTCATCATCAATTCCCTTGTCATGCCCCGAACGCGATCGCGGTCAGGCGGATATAGGAGGAGCTGCCGGCAAAACCGACGGAGGGCTTGGCGCTAGCGGGCAACGTGGCGACCGTGAACAGCGTCGCCCCGCCGTCGAAGTTGGTGAAGTTGCCGGACGCTATCGTCGTTCCGCCATCGTTGTTGGTCAGCGTCGCCGGGCCTCCGCTCGCGTTGCCGATGTCGTTGATTGCGAAGCGCAGGGCCAAGCCGTTGGTCGGCAGGTTCAGGGTCGTCGTCATCGTGACGTTGGTGTCGTTGCCCGGGCCGAACGTCTGCTCGTAATACTGCGTCGGGGTGCCGTTCGCGCCCTTCACGAGGATTGGAATGAAGCCCTGGATGATCAGCGGCGTCGGCGCGGTCGTCCGCGTGAAGACGATGCTGTAATCGGACGTGTCGGCCGGGATATCGCCGAGCCAGACGCTGGAGGCAGTGCCGGCCCCCTGCTTGGTCAGCATGATGTCTGGCTGACCGCTGCGTTTCACAACGATCGTGTTGGGCGCGCGGTCATAGTCCGACTTTACGAACAGCGCGAGGCGACCAGCTTGCAGCGATTGGGCTGCGACCGTCTGCGTTGAGCCGCCCGTGTTGGTGAACGTGCCCGGCGTGCCCGCAGCATAAGTGACCGAGCCGCCCCCGCCGACGTCGTCGTTGACGATCGTGCCGATGGCCGTTGCCGAAGTGATGTTGCCCGTCGTCTTGGCATTGCTCAGCGTGACGGTGAACGTCTCGTCGGCTTCGACGCCGGCATCGCCTTGGATGGGCACACTGATCGTCTTGCTGCTCTCGTTGGCGGCGAAGTTGAGGGTTCCGGAAGGCAGTACGCCGCCTGCGAAGTCGCTGGCATTCGCCGGATTGGCGCCGCTGCCAGTGACCGCCCAGTCGACCGACCCGGTGCGGGTCAGTGCGCCGGTGCGGGTGACGGTGAAGACGGCATTGACGGTGCCGCTGTTGCCCTCCGTCACGCTCGGCGAGCCGGTCAGTGCATAGTCGGACACGTAGGTATCTCCTGAAGATGAGCTCGGCAGCGGCGTTGCGGCGTAGAGCGCGTTCATGGCGGCTGCGAAAACCGGGATGGCGTAGCCTTCGCCTGCTGGCTGAGATCCCTCGGAAAGATGCAAGCCGTCCGACGACTCCGGCGAGCCCTTCAACATACCGCCGTCGCGGCCGATGACCGCGTCAGCGCCGATATCAATGACTTGAGCAATCACGCCGTCCGTCTTCCACTGGCGAATGATGCTGTTCAGCGCCTTGCGATTGTTGTTGTATCGGACGGTGACGCCGTTGATGTCCCCTTGGGGATCGTGGTTCTCGGTGATCGTCTCGACCGCGATCGCCACCCCGGGCAGCCCAGCCCTGATGTCGTCGATGATGCCGCGATAGGTGGCGGAGTAGGCCGTCAGCAGCTGGGCGTCGGTATAGCCCTGGCCCGACGTGTCGTTCATGAAGTCGTTACGTCCGCACGACAGTACTACCACGTATGGCTTGGCTGCGATGATGCCGGCAACGTCGTCGCGTAGATGCTGAAGCCCTGACCCGCTCAGCGCCATGTTGTTGACGATGTGCGTCGGGTTCGCCGCGAAATATGCGCCCATGTGCTTCCCGGCATAAGGAGCATTGGCCGGGTACTGAGCGGTTGCCGTCCCGAACCAGCTGTCGCCATCGGTCACAGTGACGGCGTTCAGCGTGCCGTTTCCGCCCGCCACCGAGACTGCCGGCGCTCGGGTCAATGCTGTCGAGCCGAGCAGCGCCGGCAGGATCGAGGCCGAGCCGGCCTGTATCGCCAGCGGGTACGACGCGGCGGTGGACGCGAGTAGCGCCGGCGCGATCTGCGCGGAGCCGGGCTGGACGACGGGCGCGTAGGCAGCCGCGGCCGACGCCCGCGCCGGCGCGGTGACGGTGGCCGATCCAGGCAGCACGGACGGAGCGTAGAGGCCGGCCGTCGACGCCAGCGCCGCGGGTGCAGCGGTCGCGACGCCCGGCTGGATGACTGGAACGAACTGCTGCGCGCCGGATGCGAGCACCGGTGCCGCGACGGTGACGGTGCCCGCCGCCAGCGACAGCGGGAACACCACGACGGACGAGGGGCGAATGATCGGCTGAACCGTGCCTGCGGTCACCATCTGCACGACGGGCGCGTAGAAGGCGGCGGCAGAGGCGAGCAGCAGCGGCTGGATGGCGACGCCGTCCGGCTGGATGGCCGGCGGGAACGTGATCGAGGTTGCAGCGAGCAACGCGGGAAGGATCGCGCCCGCGGCGGGCGCCTGAACGAAGGGCGCGAATCCTGCGCTTCCCACGCCGAGCAGCGCCGGGCCGATAGTGGCTGCGCCCGGCTGGACCACGGGGAAGAACGTCGTCGAAGACGAGGCGAGCGCCGGGGGCAGGATCGTGCCCGCGGACTGCGCCTGCACCGAAGGGACGAATGTGGCCACCAAAGAGCCGAGCAGCGCGGGCAGCACTGCGGCCGCACCCGGCTGAACAGATGGCGTGAAGCCGGTCACCGTAGACAGGAGCGCTGGCGGGATGATCGCCGTCCCGGCCGCGATGACGGGGGGCGGGTAGGCGATGAAGCCGGTGGCCTGCAAGAATGGGCCGACCGACACGAGACCTGGCGCGACCGCGGGCGTGTAGAAGCCGGCACCGCTCGACAACAGCAGCGGGCGGACGATCAGCCTTCCGTCACCCTCTCCTAACCCCGGCCACGCTCGCGCCGTGATCGTCGCCAGGCCATGGGCTGAAGTGACGAACGCGGGGCGCCGCAGCCGTGGCACCGTGACGATGGGGATCATGAATTCACCCGCGGTGCCGTGATTGGCTGCTCGACCGGCAACTTCACTCGGAGGCCGAGCCATTCGTCCGGCGACGGATCAGTCCGGACCAGGTCGACCACCGCTGTCGTGTTCGTCAGGCCTGCCGTGTCGCTGGCCGACAGGAGCAACACGATAGAGATGTCGTCGACACGCACGATTGAGCCGGTCTCCGTGCTGAGCGTCGCGACCTTCGAGCCACCTTGGTACAGGGCCACGTCGGCGAGCAGCGTGCACCCCGCAGGGAAGGGCACTACGCCTCCCTCGTCGGCCGGGCAGTTCCACTGAAACGAGAAGGGGTAGCCCCGCGCGATCGGCGGGGTCGACTGCACGATGGTGCGCAAGGGCTATCCCCTTCAGCTTAGAGCGAGAAGATCCCAGCCGGATCCCAGCTGGCCACGATATTGCCGCCGTTCGGCGTGACCGGCAGGCCCGTGGCCGTGTCGATGTAATAGATGAGCTGCGACGTCGTGGCGGTGCCGGTGTCTACGTAGAGGACGATTGCCTCTTCCTTGTCAGTCGTGTTGGCGGTGCCGGCCGGAACGGACGTAAAGAGCGCATCGTCCGCGTCGAACACGCCGTTGGTGACCGTCTTGTTCGCCAGCGTAGCCGCGGTGCCGTAGCGCGCGCCCGCAGGCACGTCCGACAGGAATTGGTGCGTGTCCGAATAGGTGTAGGCGCTGGTGTCGACCAGCTGCGCCCTCACCGTGCCGGTGACCAGGTTGACGCCTGCGGTGAGCAGGGCCTGCTTATATTTGGAATAGAGCTTGTTCGCCATGAGGAGGGTCCTTTTGCTGAGGGGATTGCTAGCAGCGGCAATGATTTGTGGTTAATAAGACTGATTCGGCCCGACTGGGCGATCCGAGAGGAAGTCCAATGTTGGTGGAGATGGCTGGCGCGTTGGCCGGCTGGCGGCGCGATCGTACGTCAGGCGGTACGGTTCTGACGCTGCAGATCGCCAACTCCGCGGAAAGCTTCCGCAGTGGCAATTACACGCAGGTGCACTTGGCGCTGAACGATCGCCAGCTGCGGTCTCTGGCCAGGGAGTTGTACCGAGCGACAGACGAGAAGGGCATTGCGCTATTTGCTCCGCGCAAGTGGTGGCGCCCCTGGTCCCGCAAATTGCCGACGGCGTGAGCGTCAGGCCTGCGGCTTCTTCGCCTCGGCCTTGATCGCCTTCACGACCGGGCCGTTCGCCGAGACGGCGCTGATGACGAGGGTGGGGTTGGCCTTGGCGACCTTGATCGCTGCGCCGGTAACGCGGCCGATCAGCTTCACGATGTTCATGGGTGTTCTCCTTCAAACCGACCGGATGGTCAGGCTTCGTTGCGGGACAGTGGAATGCCGGCGGTGGCAGTCATCATGACCGGGCCAAGCACGACTGGGCGGCCGGCGGGCCAGCGCCGAGCGACGCAGCGCGGCTTTTCGATGCGCGTGATGCTGACGCGGTCGCCCTGATTGCCGCCGAGGACGTGGTAGGCGGCCTGGTCCTCGCCGACGTAGAAGCCGACATGGCCGCCGCCCGGCCGTTGAAAGACGAGGACGGCGCCGGGTGACAGGCGATCCTCGCGCAGGTTCTGGCCCCAAGTTGCCCAGCTGCTCGCGCGGGCCGCGATGGTAGCGGGCACCAGCCCGTCCTCGGCGACGCAGGTGGCGACGAACAGCCCGCACCACGGAACGCTGTCGGCGTTGTAAATCATGCCCAGCACCTTGGCGCCGAGACGCGCCGCCCAGCCCATGATCGCGGGATTGTTGGCGATACCCGGTGCTTCACGCGTGCCGAGCTTCGCCCGCGCGGCGAGCAGCCACGCTGGTTCTTTGGTCATGATAATCCTTCCGATTGAAAGTAGCGGCGCGCCGGGGCATCAGGGCTGCGGTCGTCCCCTAAGTAAGCTCGGCCCGCGTCCCGCTGTCGCCCACCCCAACTGAGAGGCGGCGGGGCGCGTCACCGCCCCTTGCGGCGGCTCTGAAATGTTGGCAGCTTATGCTTGGGCGACGCGCTCATCCGTGGTTGCCTGACACCCCGCCATGGCTCCAACCTCGGCGGGGTGTTTTGCGTTCAGGCTGGCGGCTGATCCGCGAGTGGTTGTGCGGGCCCGGTGCCGATTGTCGCGGGTGGCAGCTTGTCTACAAGCGTCCCGATCGTCGCATCCTGCTGGGTGGTATTTCCTTTGCCGACGTTGAGTACGGCCGCAACGGCAGCGCCGACGATCGGGCCGAGACCAGTGAAGAAGCCGTCGACGAAGCGCGTGTTGTTGCTCGGCACCTGATGGAAGAAGGATATCGCGGCGAGGCCGATGTAGCCGGTGATCAGGATCACCGCGATGATGTAGCGCCAGTGGCGATCGACGTCCGTCATGCGGTTTCCCGATGTTAATGGCTCGCTGCCAAGAGGCGGGCAGGAGCAGAGACTCCGATTATGCGTCCGGGGAGAGTGCCGGCGCCTTGTTCGCGGGTGCCTAAACCCCAGCGAGCAAGGCGCTACTCTCCCCACCCTCTCGGCCGCGCTAAATCTCGTCGCCGAGGCGCTTGATGATCTCGACTTGGTCGCGCGGCAGCTGGCGGCGCGTCGTCTCGCGGAAGGCGGTCCGCAGCGTGCTGCCGGCGCGGGCATGGTCGCTATCGGCCACGCTGGGTTGCACCTGCACCTCGTTTGGCTCGCCGATGCCGGACGGCACCCGCATGGCGCTTGCAGGCGTTGCCCGCGCCGTCATGCCAAGGTCGGTTTCGGCCTTCTTCATGAAGCGATCCCGCGCCAGCCGCACCAGCCGGTCAGATGAAACTGCGGAGAGGGCACCAACCAGCACGCGAGGATTGCCGGTCAGGCTGCACCAGTCAGCGATCGTAATTGCGATCACGCCCAGCATGCCGAGCAGCAGCAGGTCGATCAGCAGCCCCTTCCACGTCAGCTTGCGGCCTTCGGTGAGGGTCAGGCCGTATTTGGCCGCAGTGCCGATCCCGAGGCCGACGATGATGGCGCCATTGCGGACGAGCCAGCTTTCGAGCGGCCCTACCGGGTCAGCCATGCCGCACCCACGACGGCGACCATGATCCCCATGTTGACCCGAATGCCGCGGCGGATGCGCGGCCATGACAGCCCCCGCATCAGCCCGCGGAACGCCAGCAGCTTGATAAACGCCATGCACGCCAGCCCCGATGCTAGGGCGTCCATTGCCCGGTTGACTACGGGAATGACGGGGTGCCCGAGCAGCCACGCGGCGTGGGCAGGTGAGAACGCCAGGACACTCGTCGCGAGGAACGTCCACGCCCTCGCATTGAGCCGTTGCGCCGTCATACGTCGGGCGTCGGTCAGGGCCTCCGGTGACCACGCCGTAACCGTCAGCAAGCTCATGGCGGCGAACAGGACCAGCGCGAGCCGGAAGCCTGCCGCCATCTGCCCGAATATTGCGATAAGGGTCATGGCGCAGCGAGCCTTTGTTGAGCGGTGAACGTCGGCGCTTTGCGCTTGATTGGAGAGTCGGGGAGGAGCAGCTTAAGCAAATGCTCCGAGCCCTTGCCCCCGCCCCACTCAAGTGGCTGGTCCGAGAAGTCCGTAATCGCCGCGATTTTGGCGATGCCAGCTACACGGATGTGTTCCGCACGGTGTATCAGCGCAAGTTGTGGTTCTCCGACGAGAGCAACAGCGGCCTCGGCTCGACAGTCGCTTTCACATCTACTTTCCGCGCAGCCTTGGAAAGCTTTCTCGCTGAGGTGGGTGCGCGATCTCTTGTTGATCTGCCATGCGGCGATTTCAACTGGATGCGGTTGGTGCAGTTCCCGGTCGGGATGGCGTACCTCGGCATTGATCTGCTGCCAGAGCTGATTGAGACAAACCGGAGCATGCACCGGCGTCCTGGCGTCGATTTCGCGACCGGCGATGTGTTGGCCGAGGTGCCGCGTGGTGACGTGGTTCTTTGCCGGGATCTCCTGATTCACTTCCCGAACGCGGCGGTGGAACAGGCGCTGGCTAATATACGCGCGAGCGGCAGTCGCTATCTTCTGGCTACCACTTTCCCCCGCGTGAAGCGGAATTGGGACACCCGCTTTCCCGACAGCCGGCGCCACAACCTCGCGCTGCACCTTGGCGAGCCTGGTGCTCTGCTGCCGGATTTCGGCGCCGGCATCACTGACAAATTTGTCGGTGTCTGGAGCCTCCACCGTTAATTGCGCCCGAAGAAGGGGAAGTAGGGGATCACGAGCGCGCCGACCGTTCCGTTATCGCCGGTGCCCGGCTTCGTTATGCGGACGCGGATCTTACCGTCGACAACAGTGGTCTCTTTAGTGCTGATCGTAACTTTGCCGCGCACTCCGCCTGATATGGTGGCGGAGTCGATTAGCGTCGAGAAGTTGTCCGAAAACCACTCAACCTTTGTGTCAGTGGTGTAGACGTTATTTTCGACGTATAGTGCCAACCCTTCAATGGTGATCAGGGGCGGAAGATCGAGCGGCTGGAGCGTCAGGTCTATTGTAAACTCGGCACCATAGCGGTTGCCGCCGCCAGATTGGGGAAACGCAGTCTGCGATACTCCGGTATTGATCACCTGATCCTGCAACTGCCTCCACAGCACTGCGGGGCCACGTTGAATCACACGAATGCCCGACGTGCCGCCTCGGTACTGATCGGCGACGTTCTCGTTATCGTGCCATCTGATCAGCGGATGCGTGCCAGTGCCGCCCAAGAGCAGCCGCGATGGAAGCGGCGCTGCTCGCATGCCCCTGATCAGCCAACGCGCCCGATCCTCGGCATAGTCCGAGAGATAGCGGATGGCTCCACGAAGGTAGCCGGCGATCATGTGAACGCGATGGCGCCCGCCCGCGATGTCAATTATCCGGTGGTCGTCGTATGCCGTGCCGGATGGATCGCCAGGCGGGGTGTCGCCCAAGGTGTAAGTGACGTCGCGGAAAATGGTTACGGTATCCGCGCCGCCACTGTTTGGACCGAGCACTGTGTCGCGCCCATCGATCAGCAGCTGGGCGTTATCTGGTCCGGTCGCACCACCATATTCGAGCTTGTGGTGGTGAAGAAGGGCTGACTGGGGGTAGATGTTGGCGACGCCAGCACCTTCACGATAATGTACGACGCTACGATGTACGTTGCCGCCACCGCCATTTATCGAAACTTCGCCACTACCACCCAGGCTGACCAACGCTGTGCGGCACGAATGCGAAACGTTGTCGAGCATGGCTCCGACCGCATTCTTGTTCGAGTTGTTCGTGTAGCCCGTATCGGTGTCGAACTCGGAGTCCACAATGTGCGTGAAATCGCCGTTAGTGGTTCCCGATACAGACACGCCCAAGGCGAAGTTGGAGATGTTGAGGCGCTGTATCGTGGTCATGTGACCGCCGTTTGTGCCCAGAATGGCGAACGCGGCGCTGTCACCCCTAGTCGCGGCGTCATTTACAATAGTGAAATCTTCGAAGTTACTGTAGCCCGACGGGTTTAGGAAAAAAGCATGCCCGGTAGTGATATTTTTGGAGAACACAGTCGCAAATCGCGCTTGTCCCGTGATCCCGAAGCCCACTTGGCTTTGGGAAAAGTAGAGCGGCTGGGCCAAAGGGAATGTGCCCCTGCCTACCTTTATCGTACCGACCCCCCACGGCTGGAAGTGCGGGTGCGCGGTGCGCGTGCTCGATAGGTAATCGAAGGCCCGTCCGAAAGCCGGCGTCCAGTCAGTCCCATCGCCGTCCTGCTTGTAATCAGACACAAGCGCGCCCGACTCGTCGAGCGTGGCATCCAGCCGCCGAGTGACAGCGCCAGTACCAAGCGCCTTCCGTCCTACTAAGCTGGCGCCAGTCGCTCCACTCAACGATCCAGGTGTCAGAGCCCTGCCGATCTCCGCCGAGCCGCCGCTAGTGCGCCGATAATAGATGACGCCGCCTGCGCCGTCGTCGGTCGAGAATGCCTGATCAACCGAACTCGCAGCTTCGCCGGCGGCACGCGTAGTAAAGTAGCGGGCCGCGCCCTGTGCGGCGCCCGCGGATACATCAGCGCGCTGCTGGGCTGCCTCAGCGCGGTCCTGCGCCGTCACTGCCCGGACGACCTCCGCCGCGACGAGGTTGGCCCCGTCGACCGACACCTCAATGGTCTCATCGCCGAACGTCAACGTCGCTCCGGTGCGCATGCCTGCCGTTGGTGAGAAGCTGCGCGACCACGCTTGCGGCCGGTTGGCCGGAGCGTTGTCTGCGCCCGTCACCCCGTCACCGGTGATGACGAACTCGCCCTTCGCGATCCGCTGCTTGCGGCCGGCAAGCGTGACTTGCCAGTCCCACCGAAGCTCAGTCGGGCTGCCGAGCTCACCCGCATAGGGAAGCCTTTCCATGGTGGTCTCGTTGATGACGAGCTCGACGTGGCTGACCGGCAATTCGTCGACCGTCTCTACGCCGACCAGGCGCAGGCCTTCAGCGTTGCCGTTCGTGACCGTCAGCAGGTCGACCAGCGGATCCCCAGGCGTGTCGCCGGTGAGCCGCACCTGCGCACGCATCGCCACTCCGGTCAGATCGAGGCCACGGATGTAGATCTGGCGCACGCACGCGCCGTATCGATCCGCCTCGATCGGCAGATGCGCAACGTTGGACATTGGGTTCTCCTGAATCAGGCGTCGTTTAGGCGGGGGACCGTCGGCTCGCGCCCACCGCCGCCCCAGCCGCCGGGAGGCGTCTCGCCGCCCGGGTATGTGCCGTCTGCCGCCTGCGTGGTCGCCCAGCCGAAGAAGATGTTGGCGGACGAAGCCTGAGCATCAGGCGCTGGGTAGAGCTCTGCGAAGTACGCTCCAGTCGCTCGCACGACGAAGACGCCGTACTGCGCTGCGGAGCCCAGCCCGTTGATCGACCCCGCAGGCAGGTCGAATAAAGAGCCATCATCGAGAACGCCGCTGGAAGCGGCGATGTTAATGATGGTGGCCGTCGTGGTCACTGGATAGGTCGGAGTCTGCGACCGGATCGTATAGGCGGCCCGCGCGCCGAGCTCCTCGATCGCCTGCACCAGCGGAGATTTGGTCGGGTCGTAGACGATCGATGCAGCTGCGTTGACGGGTGCACGATCGTCAGCGTCCCAAGCGTAGATATCGGCGCTCTCGCCCTCCAGAACCATGTCGCAGCTGTTGCCGGTGCCGATGTCCTGCTCGCTCACGCGGAACAGGGTTCGATCGAAGCCGAGAGGCGCGAACGTGAAGGGCACCACCTTGCCAACAGGATAGCGCCACCCATTGATGTCAAAGGGCGCTGCGAAGCGCCGCTCGTATTGCTTGCGCTGCAGAACCTGCTTGGCGATGCGCTGCGCCTGGCTCGGGCTCTCCACGAAGCCGAGATCGAGCGTGAAGACGCGGTCGATGCCATCTGAGCTCGGCATCCGAACTTCCGGGTAGTCGATCAGCTGGTAGAGCGACGTGGACGACGCATCCACATACCGGCCGCGGATGATGTTGGGGGCGGCCTCAAGCGCTGGATCCGGATCCCAAGTAAAGCCGCCGATCACGTCGTCGGCTGTTAGACCATCGTCCAGCGCGGCGTCCGCGAGATCGTTATGCGGGATGACCAGCGACAGCTTGCCGCTCGTGTCGCGGAAGCGCCCACAGCAACCGGCGCACAGCGCGTCGAGGACCGTCTTGGGATCATCACCCTCCGAACACACGCCAGCACCGTGGTAGCGCGGCTCTTGCCCGCCTGCCGAGCGGTTGACCAACTCATCCGCCTGATTGGCCGCGACAATGAAGGACAGCATGTCGATGCGCTTGGCCGGGATGCCGCTGCCGGTCGCCAGCTTCATCGCCCCTGTCAGCGGATTGCGGATGCGCCAGCCGAGCAGACGCCGCAGGATAAGCAGCGGCAGATTTTCGCCTATCACGCCACCATCATCGGCGGTGAAGCGCCACGTCGACTGGTCGTTCCAGCGCATCGGCCCCGAGCCCCCTGGCACGGTGCTGTCGCGCCGCGGATCGTAGAGCTTGCCGCCGCGACCTATGACGGTGATCCGGGTCGGGATCGAGCTTGCGAACGGGCTTTCGGCCTTCTTGCTGTTGCCCGTGACCTTGAAGCGGAAGCGCGAATAGGCGCAGCCGGTCAGGTGTGCGCTCGCCGCGTTCCACTTGCCGCTGCCGAACGTGAACGCGCTGGCGGGCGAACCCTCCAGGACGATGTTCGGGATCGAGAAGTAACCGACGTAGCGACCGACGACACCGGTGGTGGCCGACCACGCCATCTCGGAGTCAAGCCAGACTTCTTCGATGCCGTCGACCGCATGACTGGCATGGGCAATGATCCAGTCGCAATATTCCTGATCGGTGCCCGACCATTCCTCGTACCGGATGTCGGTCGCCATGGCGGTCTGACCGAGCACTTCCTTGCGGAACGCGCGCGGATCGATGCTGGCGACCAGCCGCTCCGTCTGCGACGGGGGCACCGTAGGTTGCTTCGCGAGCAGCGCCGCGCCGACCGACAGCGCGCCGGCCGCGAGGAATAGCGTGCTGGCCGAGATGCCGATCGCGGCTGACACTGCGCCGATGCCGGCCGACAGGCTGACGCCGGCCAGTAGCGCGGTGCCTGCACCTGCGGTGACGATCGTCAGCGCGGCAGCGCCGACGACGAACGCCGCGACCTTGAGGGCCTTCGCCATTAGTCAGGCGCCGTACTGCACGCGCCATGCGCGCGGGCCTGACCACAACGGTCGCTCGATCCGGATCAGCCCGTCGCGCTCGCCCTCGCTACCGACGGCGATCAGGAATCGGCCCCAGCATAGGCCTAGCAGACCGTCTGACATGACGATGTCTCCACGCTGCGCGAGGCTGGGCGAAACGGCTTCGAACTTGCTGTCGAGCGTCCCTTCCAGAGTGCCGGCGCCGATCTGCCGCAATGCACGGACCGAGCCGATCGCCGTGCTGTAGCGGCCGCGGAACTCCGGCATCGGATCGACGTCCGTCATCGCCAGCACGGCACCGGCCGTGAACGTGGTGCAGTCGTGCGAGCCCCAGGCGAAAGGGCGCAGCCGCAAGGGTTCGAGATACGCGGCGAGCCGCGCCTCCCAGTCAGGCTTGCGATACATGGGCGCTCCGTCAGCTGCGCTTGTTGGCGCCGTTTGCGATGGCGATGGCGAGTTCGGCCGACCTGTCGGCGGGATCGTACTGGTCCTGGTCGAGATATGTGCGGTTCGACGCCTGGTTGAAGAAGGCGAGATAGGTCTCGACGTCGAGGCTGATCGTCTGGCTGTTCTGGTCGCCGCTGATCTTCGGCACCGCCATATAGCCAGTGTAATAGGGCCAGATCGACCCGACGAACGCCAGCGTCACGGGATCGAGCATGCCCTTCCAGAGCCGCGCGTCGCGCCCCTGCCAGTTGGAGCGAGTGCCGATCTGGTTCATCAGCTCGCCGTCCACTCCGGCAAGGCCGGACAGTTCCAACGTCAGCGTGTCGGTGCCGCCCTCCTTCGCCTTCACCACACCGACCGACACGACCCGCGCATCGACGGCCATGAACGTGTGGCCGTCGAGGTCCTCGTCACCGGTGCCAGTGAAGGTGATGTCATAGGGCGCGTCGGTGACCCGCACGGGCTCACCCGCGATATCGAGGTAGCAGAAGGTGACCGGACGACGGACACCGGCAGCGAGCGCGCCGCTGGCAGCAATGTCCGGCCCGCTCACAGCGCTTCCTCGCAGTCGAACGACACCGAATATTGTTGCCCGACGTCGACCGTCCAGCCTTGCTGATCCGTCGCGAGCTTCATCAGCGCCCAGGGGCGGCGCGTCTCGATCGACATGCCATCGCTAAGCGCGTTGGCGAGGTGCGGCATGACGGCGATCGTCAGCTTGCCATCCGCTCCCGCCAGTGCAGTGCTGGCGACCACCTGGTGCAGCTTTTCACCGATCGTGATGAACATGCCGTCCGACAGCCCCGTGCCCGGCTGCCACCCGCGCGTCCGAACGGAATAGCCCTGCTGCCCGGCACCATCGACGACGACGAGCTGATGAACTTTGTGCTGCGGCCCTTCGCAGGCGACCAGCCGGAACGGGTTCACCCGGCCTTGCAACCGCATCAGCGCCGAACGCCACGGGCGGAACCGCGCTTCCCCGACGATGGTCGGATAGCTTACCGAGGCCGCCCAGAACGGCGCCTGCGCGAGGATCACGGTGCGCGTGGTGCCGGAGAACTCGCTTCGGTTGACTTGGCTTGGCTGGCGCGGCTTCCAATCGATCTTGGCCGCGACCGGTGCGGGCGGAAGGTCGACGATCATCCTGGTGCCCCCGGCAGCGATGGCCGGCGCAGCGCCCGCATCGTGCGGCTCTGTGCGCCTGCCATGATGGGTTCAGCCGCAGCGCCGACCGTCTGGAGCGTCGTGTGCTGCACGGTTGAGATCAGCAGCGGCGACGCCTCCGTTTTCACCCTGACGTCGAGCTGCATGCGTTCGCGCCCTGAACCGCCACGCGCCTGAGGAGGCAGGCTCGGCGCGCGCAGGTTTGCGAGCGATGGTGATCCGATCATGCCACCGCTGGCGAGGCCGGGGAAACGACCCTTGTTCATGGCGTCGATGACAGGCCAGAACCTGGACGTGGCATCTGCCGTGACGATGGATTCGCCATTGGACACCATCAACGGCTTGTGTCCGTCGATCAGAGCGAGGATGCTGTCCGAGGTGCCGGTGCCGGGGCCATGGATTTTGCCGCCACCCGCTTTACCCTCGATCTTGCCCCCACCTGCCTTACCCAGCAGCTTCGAGATCGCACCCGAACCGGGAAACAGCGCGTCGAGCGCGGCGATCGCCGCCATCTTGAACGCCAACCGGGCAAGGTCGGCCAGGGCGTTGCCAACGAAGTCGCCGAACGCGCCCTTCAGACCCAGCACTTTCGACGCGGCCGAAGCCACCGCGTCTTCAAGGTTGCCGAGGCCGCGCACGCCGATCTCTTCCAACGACGCGTTGGTGTCGGCTGTCGCTGCCTTCAGCCGCTGCCGGTAGGCATCAAGAGGGCTGGCGGTCCGCTGATCGAACTGTGCTCGTTCAGCTTTGTCGAGAGCGGGCAGAGCGGAAAGCGACCGCTTCGCAGATACGACCGCGGCAGGATCCTTCGACGTGTCTCGGACACGCTCCAGCGCCAGCCGCCGCTGTTCCTGCTCCGCTTCCAGGATTTGCAGGCCGATGCGGCGCCGGTCGCGGTCCGTAATCGCCATGTCCTCGCTGATGCGAAGGACGGCGAGCTGCGACTCCAGATTCGACTGTTCGGCTTCGGAACGCTGGTCAAGAATGCCGAGGGCACGATCGGCAGCGGCGTTTTGCAGCTGCTGCTTGCGGGTCTGTTCGTTGAGCGACCGCAGGTTGTCGGCGCGCGGCTTGGACAACCCCTTCTCCTGCTGAAGGTCGATCTTCCCCTTCTGTGCGTCGGCGTCGGCGTTGATCGCGGCAACAGTCTCGCGATAGCGATCCTCCTCGCTCTGCGCCGACTTGCGGGTTGCAGCGGTCAGCCGCTGTCGGGCGGCCTGCTCCTCCTGCCCATATGCGATATCGTCGCTCAAAACCTTCTGCCGCGCGGTCTCCACCTTGTTGTCGATCGTCTGCTGGCTCGGCCCACGCTTGCCGAAGGCAACGTGGAACACCTTCTGATTGCGCTCGGTCAGCAATTGCTTGATCGCGACGCCTTCCTTCGCGAAAGCAGCCTTGATCGAGGCCTCACTGATGCCGGGGCCGAATGCAACGTCGATGGCCTGTCCGCGCTCATGATCGCTAGTGCCGGGCTTTGCCACGGGACCAGCATGGCGCCCCGCCAGCTTGTCGGCGTAGATGCGCGACTGCTCGGCTTTCGACCGATAGCCGCTGGTGACGTGCCCACCGATGCTGGCAACGATGCTGGTCGCCTGCGCAACATCGATGTCGCGACCGATCTGGTTGTTGTTCGGCGTGCGGTTGACGGCAGCAGCACGCTTCTGCGCCGCTTCGACCTCAGCCTTCTGCTGCGCGCGCAGCGTCTCCAGCTGGCGGGTGAGGACTGTGCTGACGGTGCCCTCGGCAATCGCACGCTGTTTCGCGCGTGCAATCAGACCATCCGGCCCTTCATAGCGCCGGTTGATCTGCGCGATGGGATCGATGCTGCGCTTTGCCGCCTCGTCAGCGAGGTCCGCACGCGTGCTGTTGACCGCCGCCTGTGCGCCGGCGATCGACGCGTCAACCGCCTTGAGGCGCTCATCCAGCGCACGGACGCGCTCGGCTGCTTGACCTTGTATGACGGATCCACTGCCGGCGATGCCCCCGACGGCAGTGCTGTTGGTCGCGCGCAGGGCGGCGCGCGCCTCCTCCAGCTGCTTGGCAAGTGGGGCACGCTGATCCTGCAGGTTCTTGAGATCGGTCTTGGCGCGGATGTTCGAAAGCTCCGCATTCGACTTCAGCGCGTCGTTCTGCTTCTTAATCTCGGCTGTTAGTGCGCGGACGTCGTCGATCGCGCCGGCTTCGGTCGCGAGGAACGCCTTCTTCGCCTGCTCAGCGACGGCGGTCGTCTTCGCATTGTCCTTCAGCTTGTCGGTTTCGTCGTCGACGGCGTTGCCGAAGTCGAACACGCCCTTAGTCAACGGTCCCAACTCCAGCAGCGCGCCGGTGATCGCAAGGCCCCACGGGCCGATCATGAAGCGCGCGAACGAGCCCGCCTTACCCTCGATGTTGGCGAACTGCCCCGCCAGCTGGCCGCCCTGAATGGCGACAACCTGAAAGATGTTCGCGCCCATGCTCAGCTGGGTGAACGTGTCCTGCACCTGATAGGACGCGCCTTGCATGGCGGCCCGCAGCGCCCCGCTCTGCACGGTCACACGGTTCTGGTTCGTGCCGAACACGCGTGCACCAGCGCCCGCCTGCGCCAGCTCGATCTCGACCCGTTCCAGCGCGCCCGCTTCGCGGGCAAGCTCCTGCGCGTGGCGTTCTGCCTCGATAGATGCAGCCCGCGCAGCCTGCACATACAATCGGGTCTGCTCGGTCAGAACGCCTTCGCCCTGCGCCGCACGCTCGGCCGCGTCGGCAATCAGCCGGGTAGCGAGCGCCTGCCGCTGCGCAGTGGCGGCGGCCTCGCGCGCGTCGACAGCCCCGACGTTCAGTCCACCGGTGACAGTCGGCGCCTGTATCGCCTTGGAGGCGAGCTTCTGAACGTCGCTGAAGCTCGTCTCGAACGAACGCTGCGCGCGCGTGGCAGCATCCTCCGCAAGCGCCGCGAAGCTGCCGAACCGCTTGCCCATGTCCGCGATCGAGCGATCGACGTTCTTCGCCATCGCGTCGGCGCGCTGCTCGAACCGGGTTAGAGGCTGCTCGCCCTCGGCGAGGTGCCGGCGCAGCAACTCGGTTGCGGCGTCGACCTGCAACAGCAGGCGCTGGGTCTGATCTGCCACTCGACGCCTCCTATTCTTCCGATGCGGGGTGCATCCGCTCGTATGCCTTCATTGCGGTCCAGAACTCGACCGGGGTGCTTCGCCAGAACTCGCGCGGCCGCCAGCCGAGGGCGGCCACCGCAGCCCCCATCAGCCGTCGACGGGGGCTTTCGGCGTCGTCGTGGTCGTCGTCGTCGACGGCTTGAGTTCCCCCTCCGCGGTGTACCCACCGGTCACCGCGAGCGAGAGCATGCCTGATAGGGTCTTGAGCGCGTCATGCAGGCCGCCGGGGCTATCAAGGATGAGGCGCGCGACACGGTCGGCGCCGGCGCCGGCCGCGCCCTTGTCATCGTTCTCCCGACCCCATGCACGGATGCACTCGGTCGCGATCTGCGCCGCCTCGGCGAGCTTCATCTTCGCCGAGAGCGCATCGCGGGCCAGATCTACCAGGCCGCGGTCGAGCGTGGCCTCGATCGCGCTCAGCGCCTCATAGGTCGGACGCAGCCCCATGGTGGCGCCGGCAAGGACGAGCGCGAGCTCGCCCCGCTCTTCCAGCACTGGTGCAGTGGAGTCAGCCATCACTTGGCGTCCACCTTCTCCACCGCAGCCGGTCCAGCCAGTGCATCCGCATAGAGCTTACGGATGGCCGGGATGGCGGCGGAATCGCCCGCGATCTGCTGCGCCAGCACATTGAGTGCCGGCGCATCCTTGTCGAGGAACGGCGCGAGGGCGCGAGCAGCGCGGTCGGGACCGGCGCCGAGCAGCGTCTCGATCTCCTTCGCGCCGCACCCCGTTGAGGCGATCAGCTGCGCATCCAGATCGGACGGCCGCTTGGTGGCCAGGTCCTTGCCTGCGATCTTGATCATATCTGAGGGTCCTTATGCGAGGGCATCGACGGTCGGGGCTTCGGCGAGCGTCAGGGTGACGCCGACCTTCACGCTCTCGCCCTGGTTGAAGGAGGTGTCGTCCAGACCGGTGTACATGATGGCCTCGAACACCACGTCCTCCTCGGCGAACGGCTTCTTGCGGATCTGGTACATCTCGGTGGCGTTGCTCTTGTCGAGCGTCTCCATCCGTGTGTAGCCGGTCGGGTCCGGCAGCGACGGGACCATGTCCTGCTTCAGCGTCAGCGTTCGCAGGCCGGGCTGCTGCGTGTCGTAGCCCTCCGTGTCCTTCGTCGCGTTCGACGAGAAGTTCTTGCCTCCGTTGCGCGTCAGATTGCCTTGGCCCGCAGGTTGGCTGAACGTGGCGCCGCCCGCAGCGCGGACGAACAGGCGGTAATCATTGCCGAGCTTCTTCGCCATGCGTCTTCTCCCATGTGAAAAAGCCGCGCTGGCGGAGCGCGGCGGAGGTGTTTGGAACTTCGATCGAGGTCAGTCGGCGAGTGCGACGACCGTGAAGGTGCTGACGCCGGTGTAGGTCGAACCGTCATCGGCGAGGACGGCATCGTCCTCTTCAAACTGGAAGCCGAGCGTCCAGCCATCCGGCAGCAGCGTCTGGCCGTCGAGGGCGGTTTCTATCTGTTCCATGATGGCGAGCAGCGGCGCGCGCTCCTCGGCTTCGACCAGCGATACGATCGTGATCTGCACTCGGCGATCGTCCGACGCTGCCTTGGTGTCGAGCCGGAAGCTCTTCATGTCGCCGAGGATGACGACCGGCAGCGGGGCGTCCTGCGGCGCGTCCTGATAAACTGTGGCGCCAACGACGGCCTCCCGCAGGGCGTCGAAGCAGGCCAATTCGACGATCGACTTCGCGCTACTCATCGCTGCCTCCTGCTGCCGCTACGCTCAGCGCCCGCGTCCAGATCCCGCGCAAATTGGCATTGAGCGACGCGCGCATGTCCGTATAGCGGCCGGTGATGAACCGCTTGGGCGCCATGGCAGCAACGCGCAGCACATAGGTCGACGCCAGCGTCTTCTTGCGGGTGCCGTTCGGGTTGAAGCTGTGCGTGAACGTGCCGTGGCGCCGCAACACGCGGACGACCTGCGCCTTGCGGCCGAGGTCTTGGATGCGGCCGTAGAAAAGGTCATTGCGCTGCTTCTGCGAGCCGATCAGGCCGACCTGCATCCGCAGCGACTTGGGCAGCACGCGATAGGTAATGCCGGCGGCCAGCTTACCCGTCTTCTTCGGGGCCTTGGCCTGCATCAGAGAACGGACTTCGCGGCCGGTGACATTCAGCTCGACGACGATCTCGCCCGAGATTGCGGCGGGAAGAGCCTTCAGCGTCCGGCGGAACCGCCCAGCGCCACGGAGGCGGGATCTGGCCATCAGGCGCGCGCTCCGCTCTCGCAGGTCATCAGCAGACCGTCGCCTTCAGCGTTCGGCGCGGCAGACTTGATGTCCATATGGATCCCCATCTTGTCCCAGACCAAACGGCAGGCAGTCGTGACGTCGCGGCGCATCCGGATCGTGACCTTCCACAGTTGCACTGAGCGCTCGACGCTGTTGCGGGTCGCCTCCTCGCCGCGGAGGGCGATGACCTCGGCCCAGACGGTCGCCACCTCCTTCCAGCCCCCGGTGGCTGGGTTCGGCTTGCGGCCGCCGCGATCATTGTCGATCATGTCCGGGACTTCGATGCGGACGCGCTTGTTGAGTGAGCCGGCTGCGATGGGCATCAGCAGGTAAACCGGCGGAGAGGAGCGATTAGCCACTCGACGGCGAGCGGCAACTCGGCGGGCGCCGCGCTGCCAACCACCACGGCCTCACGATTGGCATACCAGGCGCCAACGAGCATCAGGACAGACATCGCTACCACCATGGCATCGTCATCCCCGATATCGGCAGCCTCACCGACGACCGCGCGGCCGGTTCGCTGCTCAATCGCCCGGCGGGCGGCAATGACAAGCAGGGCCAGGTGCGCGTCGTCACTATCTTCGGTCGGATCGATCCGTAGATGGCTTTTCACTTGATCAAGCTTGACGGGCTCATCGGCCATCGGTGCACCTCGTCATCTGTAGGTTTCGGAGCCAGCCAAAAGGGCGGAAGCCGGCCCCGAACTCGGAAATGCTAATTAGTCGCGCGCGATCTCGCGGCCATCACGGCCTTTCTTGACGGCCAGTCTCCAGCCCGTGTCTGGGCCATCGGGCTTTGCGGTCGTGGCCTTCTGGGCGATCCACAGGGACCCGCCAAAGGTCACGGCGTCGCCGGTCTCGTAAGGCTGCCCCTCCTTGAACACGCCGCGGTCGATGATGACCGGCACCGCCAGTTCGAAGCTCTTAACCTGATTCCCGCGTGCAAACTTGAAGGTGACGTTGCGCTCGCCAGTCTGCTCGACCGACAGATCGTCGAAGCCAAGTCCGGGCTCGCCGTCGTTGCCCTCGACTTGGCCCAGCTCGCACATCGTGCCGTCCGACAAAGTCACCACGAGCGCGCCCGTGCGGTCGATCAGTGCGCCAGCCAGGCCGACGCCATCCTTGGCAGGCGGAAGCGAAGCAACTGCGCGCTCGACGGCAGTCGCGATCGTGGACTCTACGTCTGCAATTGTTACGCTCTGCCCGTCCTTTGCAGGCGGCAGCGCGGCGACGGCGCGCTCGACCTGCTCGGCGATCAGCGGCGTCACCTCTTCGACAGTGACGCTCTTGCCATCGCTAGGCGTTGGGAGCGCCTTCACGGCGGAGCGCACAGCGGACTCGACGACGTCGGTGATGTCGACTGGCGGTAGGGCAGCGATCGCGCACTCGATATGATCGGCGATCAGCGGCTCGATGTCCGCTACGGTGATGCTCATCACATCTTTCGCCGGGGGCAGGGCGCCGACAGCCCTCTCCACAGACGCTGCAATGATCGGCTCGACGTCGGCAATGGTAACGCTCTTGCCATCCTGCGGTGCCGGAATGGCGGCGACAGCCGCATCGATCAATTGGCGGATAGTGCCGTCGTCGAACCCGGCCGAGCGAGCCTCGAGCTGGGCCATGCGTTCGAGGAGCGGTGCGGTGGCGGCACTGACAGCTTCTCGCACGATAAGGGCGGTCGCCTGCGCCAGCGCCTTGGTATCAAGCATGCAGCGCCTCCCGCAGATCTTTCTCGAACAAGGCAGCAAGCGCGCGTGCCTGCTCAGCCTCGGCTACCGGGTCGGGTGCTGGCGGGCTGGCCGCAACGCCGGCTGCGAATGGATCGTCCTGCGCGTCGCGGCGGGCAAGGGCCGCCAAGCTATAGTTCTGCTGCTGCAGGTATGGTGTGTCGCCACCCTCGACCGGGCCGAGGTTGAGCCGGGCCCGGGCTTCGTCGATCTTCTTGATGCCCGACTTCGTCCCGATCGCCTCCGCCTCGATCAAGGCCTTCGTGTCCATTCGCAACAGGCCGTCGAGGTCGAACTCCGTGCCAATGCCGACACTCTCGCCGATCCCAAGCCCCTCATCGAGGCACAGCTCGGCGGCTTCGATCAGCGATTGCAGCGCTTGGGTGTAATATTCGAGGTTGAGGCTCTCGACGTTGCTGTTCGTCGGCAGGCTTCCGATCCCGAGCTTGTAAGGCGGGACGTGGAAGGTTGAGCAGACGATCTCGGCGGTCCACTTGAGCTGGTCGATCAGCTGTGACTCTGCCGCGGTAACGGCCATGGCGTCATACTTCAGGCCATCGCCGAGCACGGCGACCTTGCCCGAGTTCTTGCCGCCATAATATTCGTACCACTTGGATTTCAGCTCGTCGGCAGACTCTTGGCTGATCTTGCCCGGGCCGGTGATCAGCCCTCCAGGCCGGCCCTGATTGCCGAACAAGACAGCCGACGTGTCCTGAATCCGCAGGCCCTGCGTCGCTGCGAGCCCTGCGGCGTAGATCGGCGAAAGACCCACGAGCGGGTGAAACAGGCAGTTGAAACGATCGTGGATGATCTCGCGAGCGGGCACGAGCAACGGCCCGTCGACCCCTGAGAGGTGGTCCTGCTGCAGCTCGTAGAAGACGCTTCCGTCATCGGCGACCATCGGCCGCACCCGGTTTGGGTCCAGCACGTAGAGGCCGGTGACCACGTTGCGCGCGTCACGGCGCTTCAGGATGTAGGTATTGCCACGGCTGAGCTTCGACAGCATCCACGACTCGAAGAACTGGATTCGGGTCTGGTAAGGGTTCGGCTTGCGCAGCACCGGCGAATAGGCGGCGTTTGTGACTTCAGACCAGATGCCGAGGCTGCTCGACGCGACGAGCTTGACCCGCAGCTTTGAGATATCCGACGCGATCAGCGTCATACAGGCAAAGATGGCGTGATGCGCCAGCACGGCGGTCGCATCGACCTCGACGTTCTGCTGCCATGCGCCGGCATAGCTCTCCCGTACGATGGGAAGCCATGTGCCGCTTGGCTCCGTCAACCGGTGGATCGCCTTCTCGGCGACGTCCGGGTTCCGGCCGATCGTGAGGCCGAACAGGCGCATCAGCCCGCCTGGGCCTTCGCGATCTCGTCCTGTAGGCGCTTCTCACCCCAACGTACGTGAACGCTGATGCCGAGCTTGGCTGCTTGGTCGCGCAGCTCCTCGATAGACGGTGCGGCGGGTTCAGCCTGCGCGTCGGCGGGGGCGAGGGTCGCGCGCTTCAGCGCCACCAGTAGGCGGGCGTCGCGGTTGTTTGCCTGAAACGGCTCGCCGGCGGAGAGCGCGCGGGTGGCGTACCGCATGTCGCGGGTTGCGATCAGATCGGGCATTGGTGTCTCCTGCAACGAAGGGGCGGACCGCGATGACGGCCCGCCCATCCTGTTCGATCAACCGTGGATTACGGCGTGACCGGCTCGCCCCAGCGGACGCCGGTGACGTAAGCCACTGCCGACGCACGACGACGGCGCCAGTTGATCGTGCGCTCGGCGCGCAGGCCGACGAGGTTGTTCTGCCAGAGCGACACAAGCGAGGTGCCCGTGCCGGCGAGGCCGTCCTGCGCTAGGCCGCCGTCCTTCATCTCAAGCGATGCTTCGCGGCTCATGTCGACGGCGATGTCGCCTTCGTCCGCCTCGTAGATGTCCGAAGCGTTGACCAGCGCGACCGTCGTGCCGGCATATTCCGACACGATCACCGGCAGACCTTCGAAGGTGCCGCCGAGCATGGTCATGCCCGCGAACTCCTTCTGGCCGAGCGCGTTCATCATCATCGACAAACCAAGGGCGTTGGTAGCCGACATGATCCACACGCCGGTGGTCAGCGAGTTGCTCGCCGCGATGAAGTTGGCAACAGCCGCCCGCGCATCGGCGCGAACCGCGTCCGCATCGCGACCCGTCGACGCAACGGCAGTGGCGCCGTTGGTCACCGAAGCCGGCCGCACGGTCGCAGCACCAGCATTGGTCGGGTCGATGAACGCCAGATCCTGCGTTTCGACCAGCGCGGCCTTCAGTGCGTCGCGGACGATCGCCTCCGAGCTCGGGTTCGAGCTGCGAACATTCTCCTCCGTCAGCACGGCAATGTTGGCGACCTTGAGGCGGCCAAGCGTGCTGCGCTCGAAGTTGAACGAGGTCAGCGGCTTGGGCTTGCCTTCGCCGACCCAGTAGCCCTGGCCACCGCCGGTCTGGAGGATGACGGGCTCGTCGAAGCCGATCTTGCGCAGCTCGGGAATGCCGTTCTGGCCGAACTTGCCGAGGATGGTCGCAGGGCGGAGGAACTCGGCGAAGTCGACGAACGCCGCGCCTTCGGGACTGTGGAGCGCTGCGGCCCAGCTGCCGGGCTGGTTCGAACCGGCTGCGACCGCCGCCTTGACCGTGCCGACGACATCGCTGTCGGCACCATACATGCGCTCGGCGACGGCGAGGACGGGTTCGGAGTCGAGCCGCGACACCGCGCGAGCCTTGGCATAGCGCGCGAAGGCAATGCCGGGCGCGAGCTTCGGCTGCGTCTTGACCTGGATGTGGCCGCCGCGCTGATCCGATGCTTTGTTCGGGTCGCGGACGTCCTCGATCGGCTTGGCCGACTTGGCAGTCGTGCGCTCGGCAACCCGCAGGCGTTCGAGGTGCTTGTCGATCGCTTCGATGTCGGCGGCGTGGCCGTCGTATTCTTCGGACTGCGCAGCGTCCAGGGTCGCGCCCTCGGATGCTGCCTTGGCCATGATGGTCTCCATGGCGCTCACGGTCGAGGCGCGCTTGGCCTCGTAGGCCGTAATCTGTTCAGCGAATTTGCTCACTTCACGTTCCTTCGAATGGTGTTGATGACGAATGGCTTGGCCCGATCGCGGGCGGGGTCATCCAGCTTCACCACTCGAACCGACTTGCCAGTCGCGGCAGGTTCCGGGTTTGCAGGGATCTCGGGTTCAGGAACGCCGGCTGCCTGTCGCAACCCGGCGTCGACCGACTTGATCGCGGTCATGATGGCGTCGGCGTTCGCGGGGATGGTGACCGCAGAAAGCTCGAACACCTCGGTCTCGGAATAGCGGATGCCGCCTGCCTCCATGTAGCTGTACTCGATCGGCCGGAAGCCGATGCTGGTCGCGCGCACCAAGCCGAGCTTGATCGACTGCCATGCGTGGTCGAGCAGGTCCTTCAGCGTGCCAGGTTCGTCGCACTTCGCCACCGTCGCCTTGAACGGGATGCCGTTGGCGGTGGGCTGGCCGAACTCACACGTCCCGATCGGCTGGTCATGTCGATGTTGCCACAGGAACGGCAGGGGGTTGGTGAACTTCACGCCGAGCGGCTCGATGATGTCGCCGACCCTGTCCACGGTCGGAGTGGTCGCGATGCCCTCCACGGTGCGCGCGTCATCGTTGACCGCCTTGATTGCCAAGACGCTGTAGGCGCGATTCTGCATGGCTTTGTCCTCAGATAAACAGGACGCTTGGCCCGGAACCGGCAGCCTCGGGATTGCGCGTCATCAGCATCACCGCGTTGAAGGCGGCGACGAGGGGGTCGATCTTCGCCTTGCCGGCAATCTGCTTCGTGATCAGGACGGCGTTGCCGCGCTGCTCGGCCTTCGCGTTGCCAACACACCAGGCCATGAGATCTTGCCCGCCGTGAACAAGCGTGCCGTCCTTCAGCTTGCGCTCCATGCCCCAGACCGCCGCAGAGAGCCGGAAGCCTTGGCTGACCGCCAGCATCTGCTCGGCCGTGAAGCCGCGACCTGACAGCTCGTCGACGAGGGCGGTCACACCCTGCGGATCAAGACCGATCGCCGCCTGCTCTGGGAACAGTCCCGCGTCGTTCACCCGCTCGAGCAGGTCGGCGACCTCGACCAGATCCTGTGTCGGCGCCTCGCAGCGCACCAACGTCTTCTCAGCAATGAAGTCGTTCAGCCGGCTGACAATGTCCTTGCGCCGATCGAACACGTCCTGCTGCGCCCAGGCGCGGCACCAGAGCAGCCATTGCTTGGTGACCTTGTGTCGGCCGAGCAGCGCCAGGCCGAGAAGATCGTCGAGACCGCCACCGTCACCGCCGGCCACCACTACTTCGCAGATCTCCAGGAACTGCTCGAAGGTGCCGTCCCAGAGCGCCGGGTCGGCCCGTGCGCCTTGCCAGTACACTCCACCGATCCATGCGTCGTGCCGGAGGCCAACGCCGATCTCGACGTTGAGGTGCTTGGCGTAGAAGACCTGCTTGGTGCCGTCCTCGGCGTTCGACACTTTCCGGAACTGGCTCTCCAGCCACTGCTGGCTGACCGACCGGCCGAGGTTCGGGTTGGTGATGTAGAAGTTGGCGGGATCGAGGTGCTCGTCGTCCGCCATCATCTCGTTGGGGAACTCGTACAGGACCGGCAGAAACTCAGGGTCGTCGACCTCGCCGTCGCGCACGTCGCGCGCGTACGCCAGCTTCTCCTTGAACACGCCTGCGGGAGGCTCGTCGGACTGCGTCGTCAGGTAAAGGGTGTAGCCCTCCGGCCTCGACACCTGGCCGCCAGAAGCCTCGCGGAACATCGCATCCGCGGTCGCCTTCTTCCCGAACAGCCAGAGCTCGTCGACCAGCACCCGGCTGGCCTTCTTGCCCGACACCGTAGCGCTGTCCGCCGCCACGACCTTCAGCGTGGCTTTCGTCACGCGATTGGTGATGAGCCGGATGTGCTCTTGGATGTGCAGGAGGTCGCTCAACTCCTCGTCTGCGCGGATCATGTCGCAGGCCGGCTTGAAGCTGTTGCCGGCGACCTCGATCGTCGGCGCGAGGATCAGGTTCTCGTCCGAGGGCCGCCAGCCGCAGATCAGCTCGGTGAGCATGATCCCCGCGGCGATAGTCGACTTCGTGTTCTTCTTCGACACGAGCAGCAGGCCCTCGCGGATCCGCTGCTGCCCCGTCTCTGGGTCGTAGGCGCCGAAGATCGCCGCGGCGAAGTCGAGCAGCCAGGTGTCGGCGCTCTCGCCGATCGTCCAGGTCCGGCCCGTCGCCGGGTTGATGCCGAGGTCGGCGATGCTCAGGGAGGTGAAAACCTCCATCTTGGTATTCGCAGACGCCGTATAGAGCGGCGAGAACGGGATGAGCGTGCGGCGCTCGCGAATCCGCTCCTTCCAATCAGGACACGCCGTCGACCAGGTCGGCACCTTACTTGACGGCGGTCAGCGTGGGCGGACCCATCGCGCCGAAGCGACGACCGCCGCCGACGGCGTTGGCCCGGTCCTGCACGGCTGCCTTCTTGCCCTGCGGTGCCGACGCTTCGTTCAGCGTCTTGAGCGCGAGTGCCAGCGTCTTCATCGTGTTTGCGCGATTAGTGAGGCTCACCGCCCGCATCATCGCCTCGCGCCGCGCTTCATCCTCGTCGCCGTCGGTCGCGTCGACAATCATGTCCTCCAGCTCGCCGCGCCGGCTGGTGATCACGTCCAGCTCATCGAGCATGCGCCAGACCAGGCCGCGGCCGCCGTCCGCGATCTTCGCCGCCTCAACTGGCTGCTCCGGATCAGACGGGGCAGGGGGAGGCGGCGAACGCTCAGGTTCGCGCTGGTTCGCAGTGCGAACCTTCTTCGCCTCGCGAACCCACTTTTCCGCCTTTGCCCGCTTACGAATAGCCGTGTCCGAAATCTCGTATCGATCAGCTATTTCGCGGATGGAATCTTCACCGGCCAAGTATTCGAGCTCGATGCGCGACCAGTCGGTAGTTGTCTTGCGGGCCGCCATCGAGGGCTCCTCGGCTCAAAGTTCGCACCCCCTGACACTCCAGCGGGATTTTTTCTCCGCGTGGGAGCCTATGGGGTCCAGAGGGGAGGGGCTTGGCCCAGTTCGGACCCACCCCCCCCGGTCTAATGCGTCATGTCAGTGGCGCTGTGCCCGTTCGACCCGCTGCTTTCGACTGTTGTGGCAGGGCGCACACAGCGTCTGCAGGTTGCCTTCAGCCCAGAACAGCGCCTCGTCGCCGCGATGCGGCTTCTTGTGGTCGACAACTAGCCGGGAGGTATCGAAGGTCATTAGCCCGCATCCCGGCCACTGGCAGGTAAACATATCGCGCGTCAGAATGACCATGCGCAGCGCTCGCCAGCGAGCTGTCTTATAGAGCTTGCGCCAAGGCGCGTGCAGGTTTCGATCTTCGTCTCTGGTGCGCTCAACGGGAGGCAAGGCGCCGAGGCCAGGCTTGAGGCTGGTCAGTCGATTAGGCAGCGCTTTCAGCTTACCCATGGTCGTTTCCACCTACTCAAAAGCACAAAGCAGCGCGCCAACACTGCGGCGCGCTGCTTAGAAGGTCTCAAATGGGGGTCGGATCATTCCAAGGAGATTTGGGATCCGTATAGGTCGACCAGTCAACTGGCAATTCGACAACATTTGCAGCATCGGCAATCATAACGTGCGGATCGCCTTGGCTGTAAATCGTCACCTGCTGAAACCCGCCACCAGCGTCCGTACCCTGAACAGATAACGCGGCGTCATCCGGATCAGGATGATAGCTGGTTGCGTTGTAGATTTCGTTTATAATCGCGTTAATCGCGCGTGCGAGTGCTTCAAGGCCATCGAACAGGGCGTTGGTCAACCTTTCAGCAACGGCGTTGGCAACGTTGGTATCCGAGATGTACCAACTCGCGGCCATGCCAAGGAGGAGAAATCCAGCCGTTGTGAAGATTTTGACGATCGGGTTAGGCACCACGGTTGTAGCCCACGATCCGAGTGCGCCGAACAGCACACTCATGCCCCCACCAGCAATTGAGTCGAGCGTGGCCGCAAGGGTCGTCTGAAGCATTGATCGTGCCGTGGCTAAGTCGATCTGCCCAGCCTTCACCCCTTGGGCGAGAAGTTTAAGAGTTGTTACGAGTGCGTCAAGTCGCTTAGCTTCGTTCGGATTTAGGGCATGTCGAGCCAAATTGGTCAACGTTTCGATGGCCAGGGCTAGGGAGTCACAGGCCCGTGAGACGATCTCCGAAGGCGGTAAATTGGCGCTTGTGTCGATTTGATAGGGGTTTGGGTTTTGAGTGTTTAATCCATACTGCCGATTTTCAAACCAGTTGGTCAAACTGGCTTGTGCTGCTGGCTCACTGACCTTTTTGATACGGCCCAATACGATGATGTCATTGGCTAGCTGATCGGGATCGCTCACTTGGTATTCTCCTATGTAAATATTGCAAATGCACGATGTCGCATCGACAGGTGGCCGATAATCGCCCGCGACTGTTCATTTTCTTGGAAAAGATGCTTTGAGAGCGCGCTCGCTAGAGCGTCATCAACCGTAAAGGCCGGGCTGCATTTGCCCGTAGACCCGCGCTGATGCCGTTTGCTGGGTATAAATGGGGCCGCAATCCCTGGCGGGCGCGGCTCCTAATTGGAGGCCGTATACGATCGCCGATGGCCGTGTGCGCTTGCTGGCCAGCTCTGCATCGGGATCAAACCGACGACCTGCCGCTTACGAGGCGGCTGCTCTACCAGCTGAGCTACAGGGGCATTGTTACTTGAAAGCACGAAGAGGCCTGCCGCTATTAGCGGCACACTCTGGTTCCGTTCGCACCGGTCCATACCGTAGGACAATCGCCCGAGACACACGTCTCTGCGTTGGTGGCGAGGGCAGTCGAAACCAGCATCTCTCGCATAGCCGCTCAGGCGGCGACCCCGACAACGGGATGCTGGCTTTGTACTGCACCTGTTCTCAAAAGGAAAGCGTCAACTTTCACCTTCATCTGGCCGCCGAACAGCACCCAGGCCCACTTGCCATCGCCGTGCTGCACCACGCCGGTCATACCCGCGAACCCACCTGCATCCGTGTGGACCAGCGACCCGACGTCGAAGTCACGCCGGTGCTGTCTCATCGCCTCCCGCTGCTCCTTTGACACCTCGCCATCCAGTACGGCCTGCATGTCAGCCGCCACCCTGCGGAGGCCGTTCACGTCGGTGTCGGATATCAGCGGCACGCCCAGTCCGTTCCGGAAAAGGGAGAAGTTCGGGTGCGGACTCACGGGGAGCGACTGCAGCCGGTACAGGTCGAGCACATGGTCGGCGCGCGCGAATACGAAGGTCGGCAAGACCGGGTAGCTGGTGAAAACGAAAGCCTTCTTCCGCGGCACTCGCCTGCGGCGAAGTTGCGATGGCGTCCATACGTCGAAGCCGGCAGCCGTCAGCGACTCCGTCAGCGGTAGCGTCCGAGATCCCGCCGTCCGCAGGATGCACCAGCGCCGCGCCGTGCCGCTCCGATCCTGCCCCTCAATCCCCGCCATCTTCCCGCTCCCGCTCGCCTTGTCGATATAGAACAATTATAGAACGTCGTCACGCTATGGGTGCTGCTCGCGCGCATTCGGCCGCGACCGCTGGCGGCACCCACTTCGCCATGATGCCGCCCTTACAGTTCCAGCAGGGCAGGGTGGCCGGTGCCTCGCCGGTCCGTTCGTCTCGCGCGCCGCAGCGGCAACCGTAGAAGGTGCGGCCATCGTGCCACGCCACGTCATGCGGTCTTTGCCTGCGGTGCCGCACGCATCGCTTCGCCCTTCGCCCGCTCGGCTGCAGGGTCGATGCCGAACAGGCGCTGATAGTCCTCGGGCGAGGGGTTGCGGCACGCGCGCGCCGGATCTCCGGTGGCGGCGACCTGAGCTGGACGGTGTGAACTGGCCGCCGTGGACGCCTTGGCATATCGGCCAACGCCGTACTGGCGGCAGATGCTGTCGAGCTCATCCTTCGTCGCGCGCTCACCGCGTGGTGCGGGCAGAGCGGTCGGCCGGTTATCCGCACCCTGCCAGATTGCCGCCTCGGTAGCGCCGACGTTGCGCCGAGAGCGCAGGCTATCGGCGATCTCGCGCATGATCGCCGGCACGATCTTCGACGGGTGATCAGCGAGGGCCATCGCGTGCTGAGCGCCGCGGCGCAGGAGGTCGGCCGGCACATCCGCGAGCGCCAGCTGCGCCGCCTCGAACCAAATGTCGCGGTCGTCCTCGCCCATCCCGACGGGGGCGACCAACTGCAGGCACGGTGTCAGGATCGTGATGAACTCGCGAGCGCTGGCGGGTTCAAGCTCCGCCGAGACCGCGCCGCGCGAGGAACCTGTCGGCAGCTGCGAGCGTGGTCCCTCGACCATCGCCCGCTGAACCGCCTCGGTCGTTTCCTGCCACACGCTGCCCTGATCGTTGTCCATCATCGCTGTCCTGCTTGATCACCCACTTCACCCACGCCTGCTGCCAGTTGAGTTTGCGGCCGATTCCGTCCTTGTCGTCAGCGTTGGCTGCCCAGCTCCGGAAGCTCTCCAGCGCCCTGCGGCCCCACTCACGGCCACGGCGATCGACGATCTCCCGAGCGACGCTGTCATCAGCGAAACGGACTGGCCTCCAGTCTTCCGGCATTCGGAATGGCTTGAGCTTCGGATCACGAGTGCGCGCCCTCGAAGAAGGCGTAGCCTTCGAAGAGGAGGGTTCAGGAGGGTTAGGGTCAACCTGCTGGACTGGTGGGGTCAGCCCGGTTGACCGGTCCATCTCATTGACCGGTCCAGCAGGTTGACCGGTCAACCTAGTTGACTGGCGGGCCAAGCGATCAGCATGGCATTTCACCAGAGGCAGAGCCTCAAGCGCGGACACCACGATGCCGTATTCGACGGTGAACCCGTTCGGCGCCCGCCGCTTGCCAAGCTCGACGAGCAGCCCTTCGACGATGAACGCCTTGATGGTGTCGAGCAGCGCCTGCTTCGAACAGCAGAGCTCGTCCGCCATCGTCTGCTTGGACGCATAGATGCCCGAGCCGTCGTCGCTGGCCTTGTCGGCGAGCAGCGCAAGCACCGACTTACGCATTGGCGTGCGCAGATCGCGCTTATAGGCCGCCGAAATGAGGTGATTGCTCACGTTCGCCGACTCTCTGCGAGCATATGGGCAACGAAGATCCCACGGGGATAGCGCGAGGGATCGATCATAATCGTAAGATCCCCGCCCAACCCCACAGCCGTTCGGAACGCGACCAAGGCTGCGGAGGAGCGAAACCACTCACCGTGCGACCAATCCTCGGCAAACATCTCGTGCAGAGCACGCTCGTATTCGCGCCCACCGGCAGCCCAAGCCATCACCTCGAGGTGAACTGGACTACCCGCGCGGAGCGCACGAAGGCGGTGCTCGACGGCGTGGCGGGTGAAACCGATCTTTGTCATGCACGCTGTCGGTGCGGCGATGAAATAGACGTTGCCGGTCATTGGCGCCCCCGTTGGGCAAGCTCACGCAGACGGCCCAATTCAATGCCGATCATTTCGACCCCGCGCGCTAGCCGCGCGAGCAGCGAAGCCACCCACAACAGCGCGAGCAGCGCAAACAGGCCGGTCTGGGTGTCCATCACGCTCCCGCCTCGTCACGCAGCTTCTGCGCATGCTGGGTGAGGGCGGCGCGCAGCTGCTCGACCTTGGGCCGAGCGTGCTCGAACCGCCTCGACACGCGCCGCTGGGCACGCTCCAGCCGCCGCCGGCGCTGGTCAGCGATGGCGCGATCGAGGTCGGCGGCGAGCCCGTGCGACGACGTTGGCTCAGGCAACGGGGCCTGACCGCCGAATATGCGTGTAATCAGGCCCCGCACCGTCATGCCTCCGGCGAGCCGAAGAGCACCTTCGCGGACGTCTCTGCCTCGACCTTATCGACGACTTCGACGAACGCATGGTCGAACGACCGATCCGCCCGATACAGGTCGAACCAGAACTTCACTCCCTCCGCCGTCTTGCGGTAGCGGAGCCGCGCGGCGATCCGGTAGAACGCGCCCTTGTTGAAGATCGGAATGGCGATGAAGAACATCGTCGGGACTTTCAGGACACCGCCGGTCCGCCCGCGGGTCTCGTGCTCAACCGAGAAGCGGATGTGGCCCTCGCCAGATGCCAGGTTGGTCGCCTCTTCGACGTTCGCCTGCTCGTAGACCTTCAGCCCGCGGGACAGCTCGATCAGCGTGGCATAGTCTGCGATGCTGCTCTCGCCGCCATTCACCGCGACGAATCGGGCGACGTCCTCGGGGAAGTCGTCGCCGGCCAGCGCGATGTCGCCGATGCGATCCTCAAGGAAGAGCGCGAACTGCGCCATGGACAGCACAACGCCATCCTTTGCGACCCATGCCTTCCACTCGTCGGAGAGCGGGAAGGCGAAGCTCGTGCGGTGCTTGCCGTGACGATAGTCGCCGTGCTGCCGGCGCGCGTTGCCGTCGACGTCCACCTCGTTCTGGTCGGCCCTGTGGTAGTCGAGGATCGCGGTGAGCTTGGGCGCGGTGCGGCTGTCATCGGCGAAGACGACCGTGTCGAAATCGCCGAACCGGTTGACGTGCTGGATGAAGGATTCGATGCGCGTGAGGGCCGCCGTGCCGCGGCGGAAGCGGGGATTGTCGCGTGCGCCATCAAAGAAACGTTCGCTCAGCGGCTCGACGCTGTCGTTGCCGATGACGGCCAGTGCTGTGATGCCGGTATCTGGGTCGGTGATCGGAGCAATTACGGGCCGCAAATGATCGGTGACGAACTCCTGCGTCGCCTTGAACATGTCGCCCACGCCGGCCGCCGGCGCAGCGCTGGTGAGCGTAAGTGCGGCGATCGGCTCCGCTCCGTTCTGATCTGACATGTGTCGTTCCTCCTTGGGTTAGACCGACCGCACGTCGCGGGCGGAGTTGTCGGACACCACGCGGGTGCCGAAGAACACGCCCTGGTCGGGGCGATTGCGGGAGAGCCGGCCGTCATCATCCGAGAACAGCAGCGTGCCGGGCTGGTCTGGCGTGGGGGCGGTGACCTTCATCGTCGGCGTGACGACGTGCGCGCCGTTCATCATCTTGATGTCGAGCTTGATGCTGATCGCGCCCTTCGCCACGCCTTTGGCGTTGTCGGCATGATCCTGGATCTTGCGGACGAGCTCGCGCAGTTCCGCAGAGGCATCGAGGTCGAACTGCCCATCGTTGAGCAGGCGGATGGTGTCGGCGAGCGTTGCTGAGGGTGGCGGCAGGCGGGTGCCGTCTGCTGCGCGGGACGAGAGGATCTCGCCGGTCACGGGGTCGTGTTCTTCATCGGGCATGGTGATGCGTCCTTCGCTGGTGATCAGATGAGCCCGGTGGCGACGCCACCGAGGGTGAAGTCGTGGTCGGCTTTCCGGAACACGGGCTTGTCGACGACACGGGCGCCGTTCTTCACGCGCTCCATCTGCCGTTCGAACGGTGTCATGGCGGCGAGGCGGGCGCTCTCGCGCAGCGCGATGTCGGCTTCCATCATGCGGCGGGCTTCCGGAGCGCCGATCTTTTCGCGGAGCTTGGTATATTCGTCCCGGCGGTCGGCGGGGCACCAGGCGAGCATCCGCTCGCGTGCCTTCTGACCCACCGACGCCCGCTTTGCCCGGTTCGCGGCCTGGCCTGCCTCGCTTGCATTGTAGTCAGCGCGCAGCCGCCTGCCGGACGCGACCTTGTACGCCTTCCACTGAGGGTCGTCTCTCCGCTCGGCCTCGGTTTTCGCCCGGGCCGCGGACATCATCGCGCGGTAGGAGGGCTGGGCACAGGCCGCCCGGTGAGCAGCCTTCCGACGCGCTGCCATGACCGGGTCAGCGAGGGTGACGCGGGTCGCACACGTCCTGCATCGACCGGTCTTCGACTGACGGGTGATCGGAGCGGAGCAATCGCTGCATGCAAGGGTCACCGGCGCTTCTCCCGCTTGTCGCGGCAAGGTGCGCAGAGCATCATGCCGCCGGTCATCACCAGCCGCGGGCTGTCTTCTACGCACCCCTCACATTCGCCGGGCTGGCCGCGGGCGATCGGCACACGCGCCGCGGCAATGCTGCGATCGATGTGCGACTCGGTGAATGCCTGGGCTTCGTCGATATGGTCAGCCACGATCATTGCTCCCGATCGGCAGCCAGCGGGTGCGGGTTTCGCGGTCGTGGGGCTTGGTCCAGACGATCCAGCAGAAGTCGGTCGTTCCGCCGCGGAATGCCTTGTCGCCCATCTCAGCGATCAGGTGACCGGGCGGCAGCGAGGGCCGATGCGAGAGCACCAGGATGTCACTGGGCGGGAATTCAGCGAACAGCCCCTGTCGGCCGCGGCTGGCGAGGAACGACAGCTGCTGGAGCATGCAGACGCGGTGATCGGCCAGCACCAGCATGCGGCGCGCGATCTTCTCGGCCAGCTTGAAGGGCGGGTTCATGACAACGTCCACCCGCTCGCCCGGCGCGATGGCCAGCGGAGCGCACGGCGTCGTCGCGTCCCAGACCTGCGCAAGATGCTCATAGCCGCGGTCGACGATGTCGGTCGCCCGCACCCGCTTGCCGCGCGCCAGGAACGTTTCCGGAATCGTGCCACCGCCGGCGCACGGATCCCAGATCACGTCACCGGTGAAGGTGATCGCGTCCGCCAGCTGCTCGACGCACCAGCGCGGCTCGACATACCAGTCGTCGGCCGCGCGTGCGTAATCGCTCGCCTTCGCGTTTTGAGCGACGTTGCCGACGGTCATGACCGCGCCCACACGGCTATGCGCGCGTTCCACTCGGGATCGCGGTCGAGCGGCACCGGCAGCAGCCGAAACTGGCCATGCGCAATCGGACGTGCAAAAAGTCCGGTCTCCGCACTGTCAGGTGCGGCGACCGGTAGGTTGGTCAGCGGCGTAGCAGAGAAGCGAGGGAACGCTGTGTTACGCCGCTGATACACACCGTCTACACCCGTAGTCGGCCGTGTAAAGTGCTCTGCGTTAGGCCGCACGAATTCTTCGGCCGACCCGCCCTCCGACGGAGCCGACGCTTTACGCATCGTCATTGATGGTTTCCTGGGCGGGGTTGCCGCCGGTTAGATCGTCCTCAGGCTGCGCTGCGCTCGAAGTGCTCGATGCGCGATAGAAGGGCGCCGAGAGCATCGAAGGCAGTGCGAATGTCGGATTTTGCGTCGAGCAGCTCGGCGCGGGTGATCGCCACGCCACCGTCGGAACCAGCCGCGGTCGCGATGACAAGTTTGTGGACAGCGCCGGTCATCGCCGGCAGCGCGTCGGTGTCGCAGAGCGATCCTTTCGGCACCGACCGTCGATCGAAATGCGCGAGGAAGCCGTCGAGGGCGTGAGGGTCGAGCGACAGCAGGTTGGCAGCCGTGTCGAGACACAGCGTCGACTTCTCGTCGCGCGCGTTGCGTACCGTCTTCTCGTCGACTCCGCCGAGCGCCTTGGCGACACGGGTCGGCCCGTGTTCCTGGCACAGCGCACGCAGCGGCTTCGCCAGCAACTCGCGGGCGTCGTCTTCCGTCAACAGCGCAACGGGCGGGCGTACAGTCTGCCGATCAGCGAGCATTAGTTTCTCCATGAACACGGACACCCTGCACCTGGCGCCCCGCGAGATCCGCCTCGCCGTCGCTCGCGCGCTCGTCGCCCGAATACAGGCCGATGAACTTGCCCGCAGCGATGCAGGCGAGCGCGTAGACGGCGACTGCAGCAACGGTGATCGCAGCCTCGCTCATGACCGCGCCGCCCGGCTGTTGAGGATGAAGGACGCCGCGACGAACCAAGCCGAGCCGGTCCAGTACCCCGAGGCAAAGGAACCGGTCAGCAGGCCAGATGCCGCCGAAGCAGCGAAGCCAGAGCCGACGACCAGCGCGAGGATGAGGAGGGCGCGCATCTACGCGGCCGCTCGTTCTGCCTGGGCGGCCGCGGCCGTCCGCGTCGAGCGCGGCGGGAAGTCTGTTGCCCCGAGTGATACCGACTTGCGAACGGCAAGTCCGAGCAGGGGCTCCCGCCGCCACTCGGGAATGAAGTCCGCCTTCTTCCAGCTTTCAATTGTGGTAAGCGGGAAGCCGGTGTCTCGGGCGATCTCGGCTGAGCCCCCAAGCGCGTCGATAATTTGAGCCGCTGTCCTCATGCTCAACCACTACGATAAACGTAGCAGATACGCAAGTGTCTCTACGAAGTTCGTTGCGGACAGGCATCATCTCACGGGGCATGACTTCGTGGTGCTTAGCTCCGCCGATCTCCTCGCTGCACTGAAGCGGCTGCGCGATGAAGGGCGCACAACCAATGCCGCCTTGGGCCGGCTGCTCGACCTGCCATCCTCGCGCATTGCTGAGATCTACGACGGCAAGCGGAAGGTTAGCGTCGACGAGGCTAAGCTGATCGTCGAGGAATTCGGGCTGAACGGATCGCCGCCGCCGCCACGCGCGGCCGATGATGATGACACCGCCGAGATCATCGCGCTCGACCTGTCGCTTTCGATGGGGCCAGGCACCTTTATCGAGGATTTCGTCGATGGCGAACCCGTGAGGATCAGCCTTGGTTTCATTCAGGCGATCACCCGCACGCCCACCGATCGTCTGCGGCTCGTCAAGGGTATCGGCGACAGCATGGAGCCGACCCTGCGCACTGGAGATCAGGTGCTGGTCGATATCAACGAACGCCAGCTCTCCCGGATTAATGGCATCTACTGGATCGACTACCTGGGGATGCATGGAATCAAGCGGCTACGTGCCGCAGGCCAGGGCAAGCTCCACATCGGGTCTGATAACCCTTTGGTGCCCGACTTTGAAGTGGACGCCGCCGACGTCCGGATCGAGGGCAGGGTGATTTGGTTTGCGAGGGAGCTGTGATCGGCACGGTGCTCGCAATGTTGCTCCAAGCCGCGGCCGGCGACGGCTACACGCCGGCTGACCGCACAGACATTCCAGCTGCCTATCAGGGGCACTGGGCTCTTGACGCAAAATACTGCTCTGAGCCTGGGCCTGCGAGCGTTCACATCGGCCCGCGGCAGATCGACTTCTATGAGCGACACGGCTTTCTTGACCTTGCCCAGCTGAATCAGGCATCCGATCCGCCGGGGTTTTACGGCACATTTCGGTGGGCTGAGCTGCTCCATTTTTCGTCCGGTGTCGTTCGGCTCGAGATGAGCACGGGCAAGCTGCTGATTACGGAAGCCTCCGACCCGGACGCCCCGACCAATCAGGTTGCGTGGTCTAAATGCGCGCGATGACGGAGGGCGGCGCTGCCGCGCACCGTTGAAGGCGTTATCGCTCGCGATCGTCGGCACTCAGTACCCGAACAAGAAGGGGCCGACCCGCCGCTTTGAGCTTGAGCTGCTCAAGCCAGGCGAGCCGATCGAGCTGCGCCCCGAGCCTAAGAACCCCGCGGACGAGAACGCGATCGCGGTCTACTCCTGCCGTGGCGTCCAGCTGGGCTATGTTGCGTCCGTACGGGCAGTGTTGCTGATCGGGCAGTTTAAGGCTGGTGCCACCGTGCGCGCCGTCTTTCAGGGTTTCTCGCACGCTGGACCTTGGATCCGCGTCACCTTTGACGGCAGCGAGCCGATCGTCGACCTCAGCAACACCACGCGCTTCACCGCGCCGCGCCATCCTGTGGAGCAGGAAGCGCCGGACGGTCATGGGTTCTGGCCCGATCCAATCTACGACGATTAATTGCTACGAATATCGTATTGACCACTAGCTACGAATAACGTAGCTGTCTTCTCATTAGCCTGAGCGCCGCGCGACGCGGCCGCAGACGGCAACGAGGAGGCAACCGATGGCCGACGCCGTCCCACAGCAGCAGGATCTGAAGCGGTTCGAGGGCTTGTTCCTCGTCTGGAAACTGAGCGCGCATGGCTTTCGGATGAAGGTCAACGGGATCGCGCTGCCGTGGAAGCGGCACGGCACGATCGAGGAGGCTGAAGCCGAAGCCCGCCGGCTGAACCTGTTGCACCCGGCCAGCACGTTCGTTGTCATCCAAGAGGTGGCGCGGGTGAAGATGGTCGATGCCGTCGCGCTGGATGTCGCGGCATGATCGCGGTGTCGGATGCGGTCACGGGCGCCGCGGAAGCGGTTCGCCGCCTCGCGGGCGCTACTGGCAGCTGCTCGATGTCGATGCAGCATGTCGCCGGTCGCGAGCTGTGGACCGTGCATGCACATGTGAACGGCGCGTCGATCCAAGGGCAGGGGGGTGATCTCCCGGCCGCGCTGGCCCAGCTGCACACCGTCCGGCTGTCGAGGGCGGCATGAGCCTGTCGCGAGGCCGCTCCCTTCCGCGTTCGGCGTTCCAGCCGCGCAAGCCGGAGCGCGCCGGCCGCCCAGCGTGGAAGTGCGCCGAAGAGTTCAAGCGCTGGCTGCGCAAGCTGCCGTGCGCGTGCCAGGGCGCCAATCCGTTCTGCGCTGGCCCGATCCAATCGGCCCATGTCGACCATGCTGGCAAAGGCACGCCCGACGCGAAGGGGCTCAGCAGCAAGGTGGCCGATCGTTTCTGCGTTCCGCTGTCGATGGGCTGCCATCAGCAGCAGACGGACGTGATCGGCTGGTCCGAGTTCGAGATGACCCTGCCGGGTGGTGATGCTGAGAAGCTGGCCAACGATTACTGGCAGGCGTGGCCCGGCCGCACCGAGTGGGAGCGCCAGTTCGCAGCGGGTGCTGACCGATGAGCGCCGGCACCATTACCGATCCCGACTTGGTGCAGGCGATCGACGAACTCCGGTTCGACGTCATGCGGCTGGAGCGGATCGAGCAGCAGATCCTCGAGGTCGACGCCGCCAACCAATACGGCGAGCTCGCACGGATGCGGTTCGAGCGCGGCGACCTGCGCGAGACGATCCGCAAGCGAGCCGAACGGCTCAACATGGGCGCGCGAACGCTGCACCTGTTGGTCGAGCAGGCCAACCGGATGCGGACAGCGAAGAAGCACCAGGTGCCGGCGCTGGGCGCCCTGCTGAACGCCGTCCGGATCGTCGCCGACACGACCGAACGCGATCGCATCGAGGCTGCGGCCGACATCAAGCTCGCCATCATCGCCGAGCAGATCCTCGCGCGCCGCGCCGCGGCCAGCGCCGAGGCAATCACGTATCTGGAGGCTAGCCGCTGATGGGCATCGGATTCCACCTCGACCCGGACAAGGAGCCGGTCGGACGCCAGGCGCTCAACGCGATCTGGACGCCGAGCAAGCCGCGCTATCCATGGTTCGGGACGGTTCGCAACGGCACGCAGACTGATCTGGCATTCGTCGGTGGTGACCGGTTCACCGAAGAGCAGGAGGCCGCGCTTATCGAGCTCGGCCGCGACATTCCGACTGCGCCGGCCATGCTGGTGAAGCGCCAGGCACTCTACAACGAGATCTGGCGGGGCGGCTATGACCTTCCCGAGGTGTTCCACTGCGAGTGCCCCACGACCGGCAAGATCAAGGCCGACGGCAAGATCCAGGTGATCGCGCCCAGCGGCGATGTCGCCTGGGTTCACCCCGACGGATGGGCCGCGCGCCCGTACCGGACCCCCGCAATCTACTCGATGAGGGAGCAACGCTGATGCTCGACACCGCACAATTCGTGATCGGCTGGGCGTGTCTGCTCGCCATCCTTGTGATCGCCGTCTGCACGATCGTCTCGACGGTCGCGCCGAACTGGCACCGCATGGTCGCCGCCTATCGCGGCCACCCCGTTAACCCAGCTGCTCCGGCGACGCCCCACGTCGCAAGCACTCCCTCGCGCCGCGGTGTCGCAGCCATCATCGCATCTATTTCAAAGCGTCGTCTGTCGTCCGGCCATTGCTCGTCCAAACACCAACCCGATGGCGACCGACAGCGTGACCCACGCTCCTACGATTTCGACGAAAAACAATTCAGCCCCCCTCATCATGGATCGTCTCAAGTCCATTGCGTTTGTTTCAAGCATGGTATGGTAAACGACACAAGTGAGAAGCCATGTCGTAGTCAGGCTTTGGTTTCGACGGGCAGGCAAGCGAACTTCCAGCTAGGTGAACAATGACCCCGGTGCCTGTGTTCGTGTGCGAGGTCGTGAAGGTGCATGATGGTGACGGCCCCCTTTGGTGCCGATCAGGAGAAAAGGTTCGGGTGGCCGGTGTTCAGGCGCCGGACTTCAAATCGGCAGCGCCCTGCCATCGCCCGGCCGCTGCCCGCGCCGGCTACACCTGCGACGATCGCGCCGCCGCGCGGAGCCAGCGCATCGTCGAGCGCCTGACGCTCCACCAGCTTCTGTCCTGCCAGCCAGAGGGCCGCAGCTATCGCCGCATCGTCGCGCGCTGCACGCTGCCCGACGGCCGTTCGCTCAGCTGCGCCGCAATCGCCGCCGGCGCCGCCGTCCGGTGGGATCGGTACTGGCGCCAATATCGAATGGGAGAATGCAGGTGAGGGCGTGGGCTCCCCGGGCGATGAAGCGCGCCACCGCCGCCGAGTATGTCGAGCTCTCGCTGCCCGAGTTCGAACGAGAGGTGGCCGCCGGTCGGCTGCCAATGCCGTTCAAGCTCGGCAACCACGAGCACTGGTCAAAGGAAGCGATCGATCTCGCCGTCGCACGCTTGTCGGGCGAGCACGCGCCCAGCTGGCGCGAGAAGTCGAGGCTGTATGGCACGAGCGGGTAAGCCTCTCCCGTACATCAAAACGGTTCGGTCGCGCGGCAAGGTGTACGAGTATTTCGTCACGGGGAAGGTTGAGGGCGGCAAGCCCGTTCTCCGCCGGCTGCCGGCGCGCGATGATCGAGCGTTCGGCCGTAGTTACGCGGGGATGGTCGCAGCCCGGCACGCCCGCGAGGGCGCCGCCGCCGCGGTAACGATGCGCGACCTCAGCCGCGCCTATCAACTCTCGCCCGAGTTCCGGAATCGCAAGCCGCGCACGCAATCGACGTACATGATCTATCTGCGGGGCATTGAGGAGGAGATGGGAGACGCGCCGGTCAGCGAGATTGAGCGTCGAGATGTGCAGGCCCTCCTCGACAAGCTGCAGGATCGGCCAGGCGCTGCGAACATGACCCTTGCCGTGCTGCGCAACCTCTTCAAGCGCGCGCTGAAGCGGGAGTGGACGCAGGCAGATCCCACACGGGATGTCGAGTTCGTGGAAAGCGGAGACGCGACACACGAGCCCTGGCCAGAGCAGCTGATCGTCGCCGCGCTTGCCGATCCGCACGTCCGACTACCGGTCGCCCTCCTCTACTACACCGCGCAGCGGGTAGGCGATGTCTGCCAGATGAAGTGGACGGACATCGAAGAGGGATATCTTTCGGTCGTCCAGGAGAAGACGGACAAGCCGCTGGAGATCCGGCTGCACTCCGCCCTGGTGAAGATCCTCGACGCGCAGACGGTGCGAACTGGCACGATCATCCAATACCGCGGCCGACAGATCCTCGCGTCGTCGCTCAGCGCACGACTCCAGAAGTGGGCCGCTAAACAGGGCCTCCACATCGTGACGCACGGGCTGCGGAAGAACGCGGTGAATGCGCTGCTGGAGGCTGGATGTTCCGTCGGCGAGACCTCGGCGATCTCCGGCCAGTCGCTCGCTATGGTCGAACATTATGCGAGACGTCGCAACAATCGGAAGCTCGGAACGGCAGCAATCGGCCGGTGGGAGGACGCAGAACATGCATAG